TCAGGCCGGCATCGCCACCCACGTCGGCGCAGAGAGCGCATAAGTCCCCGCCTGCCGGATCCAGAACTGCGTCCCCGCCGGCTGCGCGCGCAATGCCGCCACATCCGCCGCCGCAATCGTCAGCCCCGGCGCCGCAACCGTCCACCCCGCCACCGGCGCGGTCAGCGCGCCAAACCCCACTACATAGCTTTCGCTTTCCTCGACCAACGGCACATCCACCCCATCGGTCCAACGCCACATCCCCCGCGCGCGCCGGATCCAGGAGAGCGCCACACTGCCATCGCCCAGCACCGTCGCCGTCGCCGCCACCGGCGCCACCGGCGTCAACGAGATCCCGGCATTGACGATCGGCGCCACCACCGGCGCCGCATCCGCCAGCCCGATCGCCGCCACCTCGATCCCCGCCGGCAACCCCGCCGGCAGAGTCACCGCCGTCGGCACGCCATTCAGCAACACGAACGCTTCACCCAAAACATGCGATCCCACCGCCGCCTCGGTCGCCCCGCGCCCGCGCAGTAAGCCACTCAACCGCCAGACCCCGCCACCCAACGCCACTGCCGAGCCAAACTGGATCAACTCGCCCCCCAGCAGTGCCGTATTGGCACCACCGATCAACTGGTCGGCGGTCGCATCGGTCAAGGCCATCCCCGGCGCGGCCAGTTGCACCGTCACCGACCCCACCCGGTCGAACATCATCGGCGAGGCCGCCGCCAACACCGATGTCGCCACCCCCATGGTGCACTGCAACCTTCCGGTGGCCCCCACCGCGTCCAGCGCCCCCGAACCATCGTCGGTATAAAGCGTTGCCCCCGCCCATCCTGCCCCCGCCGAGGCAGCCGCCGCAAACACCTGCGGCGTCGTCGCCGTCGTCACCCCCTGATAAGGCAATTCAAATGCCACCAGTTCGGTCGCGCCCACCGCCAGATCGGCCGCCACGTTGCCCGCCCCCGCCGAAGTCGCGATCCCCCCCGTCGCCGCCACCGGCGCCATCCGCTCCAGCGTCAGTTCCACCCCCGTCGTGCGCCATTCCCACTCGGTCACGCGCCAGGTTCCCGCCACGTCCGGCACAGTCACCAGCGTCCCCGGCACTACCGCCGGATCCAACTCGCATGTCCGCCACTGGATCGTTTCGCGCGCCCAATCGGCATTGTGCGCCGCCTGCGTCACCAGCGCAAAGGCATCCGCCGCATCCAGCGCCGCCGGCAACTGCAAGGTCTTCGGCTGCCCCGCCAGCGCCTGCCCGAACGCCCGCTGCGACCCCGGCTGATAATCCAGATCGACATCGTAATAGCGCAACACCAACGGTGGATTGTCCGGCGCCGGCATCCGCTTGCGCACGAACCCGGTCTTGCCGCCAAAGTCCTCCGCCGCCCCCGAAACCGCCGCCTCGGCCAGCGCGATCGCCCCCCCGCCATTCTGCGCGTACAGATTCAGCGCCGTACCATCGGCATCGCAACTCATCGGAAACACGGTCTGAAACTTCTCCAACGTCGCCTTGTAAGTCCCCTCGCAGGCATAGCCATCGACCCCCGGCAAGGCCACGGCGGCATTCACCGCTTGCGGCAACCCGTCGAACAGCGGCTCCAACGTCAACGCCCCGCTATCGGCAAACACCTCGAAGGTCAGCGCCGGGATCCGGTTGCCAAAGTTGCTCAGGTCCAGATCCTCGAACACCACATAGGAGATCCCGCGAAACGCCGGGCATAAGCTGGCCCCCTCGGCGGAGGCGATCACCGAGTCCTGCGGCTGCGCATGGCTGCCGTCATAGAACCGCATCGTCCCGCTGACTTTCATGTCGCCGGCGGCCCCGCGCAACAGGTACCCGTCGGCCCAGATCCGCCCCACACTGGCCAGCGCCCGGCTCGACAACGCCACCGCAAACGAAACGGTATAGCTATACGTCGTCACCGAGGGGCTCATTTTCCCCCCCTGCGAATTCTTGTGCTCAACCAGATCAGTGGCCCAGATGATCGACCCCGCCACCCGCATCCGCCCGAAATGCCGGGGAATGCCCGACCCATAGCTCGAGGTCGTCACGGTCAGGTCGTTCAGCCTGGGCCCCTGCACCGATCCGCCGAACAGGCTGTTGTCGACCTGCTCGCCGGCCATCGCGCCGATCGCACCCCCCAGCGGCCCGGCCACGATTGTGCCGAGTGTTGCGAAAACCAGCGTTGCCATCGATCACTCTCCGTTCAGACGCCACCGCGCCCGCAAGTCCCACGCCACGGGCAAGGCCCCGCGCACCACCCGTCGCAACCCGGCATGGGCATGGACGATGCCGCCGCCGCTGTCGGCCACCGCCAGATGAAACTGCGCCGGCCCCAGCGCGAACAACATCACGTCCCCCGGCCGCCCCGGCCCTGCGGCCGGCACCAGCCCGCAAGCCGCCGCCCCGCCCAGCAACCCCTCCACCGAGCGCATCTTCATCGCATAGCCCACCGGCACCGCCGCGCCGCGCCCGATCCCGGCCAAAGCCGCGCCGACCACCCCCACGCAATCCAGCCCCGTCGCCACATCGCGCCCGTGCAGCCGGAACGGCACCCCCACCAGCGCCTCGGCGGCCAAAGCCAGCCGCACCCCGGCATCACGCCACGCCATAGCGCACGATCATGTCGTTCCCCGGCAGGAACGGCTCGCCCTGAAAGTTGATCGCATTGCCAAACCGCGTCGAACACGTCGCCAAAGTATGGTCACACCCCTCGGTCACCACCACGGCGGTGCCCACCGGGATCGCCAGATCCACCGGCTGCCCCAACACCAATGCCCCACCGTTCAGCCCGGTCACCGTCATCGCGATCCCGGCATAGGGCCCGCCCAGCCAGCGCACAGTCCCCGCCACCAACGCCGAAGCCGCCGGCCCCCCACTCAAGGTCACCGCATTCCCGCCCAGATCCTGCGCCGCCACCATGGCCCCATGGGTAAACCGCGCCACCGAAAGTCCACACCCCAACCCGCAAAACCCCGCCCGACACGTCGGGCTGGTCTTGGGCACCGGATCGATCAACAAGTCCCGCTTCCGGGATTGCAGATCGGCGGTGAACTCCACTCCGCTGTCGCTCACCGCCCCGATCGTCCCGCTGTAAACCGCCTGAAACTCCAGCGTCGCCCAATCCACCAGCCCGATCGCCACGACAGCCCCGTCATACCGCCCCGCCACCAGGTCACACGCCCGGATCATGTCTGACGAGATCGCCCCCTGCACCTCGGCGCTATCGGCATCGAACCCCGCCGACCGACGCACGGCCGAAGGCACCATCCCTGGCGAAGCACTGTGCCACACCCCATCGAACCACAGATCGGCATCATGCGTGGTGAACCCCAGGGTCACCCCATCGGTCCGCGCCACCCGCCAATATGTCGCGACCGTTTCCAGATCGCCCGCAAACCACACCCGGCTCATGACGCCTCCCGGATCTCGACGACAGGCACGCTCGGCGCCTCACCGGCGGCAAAGGTCGCCCCGGTAATCTGCAAGGAATCGCTCTCGAACCGCACCGGCACATCGAACAGGAACCCGGCGGTCACCACCGCCCCCGCCGCCGGCGCCACCGCAAACGACACGACGCCCCCCGTACCCAGCGTCCACCCGCTGCCAACCGCCACGCCATTCACCGCCACCAGCAAACTCGCCGCCTGAGGCCGCGTAATCGGCCGCACCTGTGCGTCGTCTCCGCTCGCGCCATAGCTCTTGACCAACTGAAACGCTGAAGTCGTCCCGTCCCCGCCACCAATCACCTGATCGGTCGCCCCCGGCACCCCGGTCATCCCGGCCGAACTGAAGTCGGTCGGATCGGTCAGCAGAAACCCCCGCGCCGCGCCCCGTCGCGCCCGAAAAAAGGCGATCAACGTGCCAATATCGGTATCGCTCCGCACCCCGGGCCCCACGTCAAACCGCAACAGCGCATTGCCCCACAAACTGTTGCGCCGCTCAAACCCCGATGCGGTCACGATGATCGCCGTCGAGAATTCGGGCGCCACCCGCGTATCCAGCGCCAGCGCCAGCGGAAAATAGACCTCGTCAACCGCCTGCATCTCGCTGTCCTCCCACCCCGGATTGCGCGTGTACCCATCGCGACAGACCTCGGGCGCCGCCCAGATGAACACCTCGTGGGCGCCCCGCGCCAAAGCCTGATCGGCCCCGGCATCGATCGCGCACCACTGGTCGGTCGAACTGCCCGCCGCCACAAATCCGGCGAAATAGTCCTGCGCCGCCGCCGGATAGCCCAACCGCGCATCCACCGTCGCATAGCCCGCTGCCCGCAAGGCATCCCGCCCCCCGGTCAGCCACTCATAATCCTCCACCTGCAACCGATCGAAAGCAGGTGCCGCCCACCCCACCGGCACGTTCGCGCGGCAAGCATCCGGCATCGTCGGATCCAAAACCGTCGGCAAATAGGCCAACAGCAAGCATTCCGCCCCCCCCGTCCCCGCCGCCGCCCGCACGGCAGCAACGATCCCCGCCGTCGCCCCCGCCAACAAGGCCCCCGCCGCATCCAGCAACGCCTGCTGCTGCGCGGTCAAAGCCGCCCGCAACGTCGGGATCTCCACCGGGCTCCCGCCCAGGGCCGCCCGCGCCGCCGCATCGTAAATGCAGATCTCGCCGTCCCCGGTGACCCACCACCAGGGCTCGCCCACCTGCACCCGCACCGCCACCCCGGCCGCCAGCATCAACCCGACAAACGCCGAGGCCACCCCCTGCAACCACCCCATCGCCGCCGCACGCGCCGGCGAGAGCAAAGTCGAAGGCGGCACCCACCCGGTCAACGCCGGCGCGCCAGCAAACGTCTGCTGCCCCCACCCGGCCGGGCAATACTGCGCCAACACCTCGAACGAGATCGACATCACCGGCGACAACCCCGCCCCCGCACAGGCGCGCAAAAACGCAGCATGCCAAGCCACCGCCGGCACATTCAGCACCGCCCCGGACGGCTGCACGACAAACCCGCCACTCGCCGCCACCAAACCAAAATGGTGGCTCATCCCCACATAATGAACCAGTGACCCGCGATAGCCCAGTTGCACCGCCGTCCGCACCAGCCGCGCCGGCGTCTGCGTGCCGCTGTCATCGAAATCGCTGGTCATCGCCAACCCATGCGGCGGCACCCACACATCGCCGATCCGCAACATGGCATTGTCGCCCGAACAGACGATCGCGGACATCTCCGCCCACCCGTCCACCGGCCCCGCCAATGCGGCCGAAGACCCGCCGACATACCCCGCCGGCACCAACGAAATGAACATCTCGGAGATCGCCGCCGGCCACACCGGATCGTCGCCGTCCCCCAACGCCCACCCCCCGGCCAAAGCGGAAAACGGCAACGTCACCACCGCATCGGTCGGCGTGCCGCTGGCATAGTTCCACAACCGCACATACCAGGTATGCGCCGCCCCGGTGCTATCCAAGCCATTGATCGTCAACGTCGGCCCATTCACCTGGTCCAACGCGACCACGCCGCCCGACTACCAGCGGAACGACAACGTCGCCCCCGAATAATCCAGCAACGTCTCATAGGCGAGCAACGGATGGTCCAGCGTATCCGCACTGGCCCAGATCAGCCCGCACAGATCCCCCTGGGTCATGAACGTCGCATCCACGCGCAAGGCGTCGGGCGCGGTGGTCGTCACCGCCGCCACCATCGGGCGCGGAAAGTTCACGGTCCAGAACCGCGGATCGAACCGCTGGATCCAGCTATAGTCCTGCCCGTCACGCGCCTTCGCGAGCCAGAATGCCATCACATCGCTCCCGTTTGGTCGCCACTATTCCGCAACAGCCGGCACCATCACATCCGTCGTCAGTAAGGCCCGATCGCCCGCCGCACCGCGCTGGCAATCTGCCGGCTGGATCGCTGCAACGATTGCGGCACATTGCTGCCGGCGGGCGCGGCGATGCTGATCGAAACCTGCACAGTGCGCCCCGCTGGCGCACCCACCGCCTGCCCCCCGGTCACGCCCAGAGGCTCCATCGTGCCGTCGACCAACGGCCCGCTCACCACCGGCCCATCGCCTCCCGGATCATTCGCCATCATCGCGCTCCCCAAATTGCCTGTGATCGCAGCGGGCAAAAAACCGGCGCCCACTTGTTTGCCCGACGCCCGCAGTCACGCCCACACCACCGCGCCGGAACTCTCAAGCTGCATGGTGTAAGTCCGCTCGCCATCGTAATCCCCGGCATAGGCCAGCTTCTGCACCAGGAATCCCCCGGTCAGCGTGTGCCCATCCTCAAAGCTCAACTGATACGCGGCGATCGTCCCCGACAGCGCATTGGCAAAGATCGCCGCCTCGGCGTCGCTGCCCATGAACACCCCGGTCGCCGCCACCGCGATCGATCGCGCCCCACCGCCGTTCAGCAATGTCCGCCAGCCACCACTGCCCAGGTTGGTCACCACCACGGCCTGCCCCGCGACCGAGATCTGCGTCGTCCGCAACCCCGCCACGGTGTCAAACGCCGCCGGCACCGCCCCATTGGAAATCTTCAGCAGAAACGCTGCCCCCGTCTGCGCGACCATGCCATCCCCTCCGCCCAAATCTCAAACCGCCAACACCCGAAAGCGATAGGTCAGCACCATGCCGCGCACCGTCGGTCCCGCCTGCGCCACGCTGCTCTTCACGAACCGCACGCTCACCACGCGAAACCCCGCCTGCGCCGCCGGCATCGCCTGCACGGC